CAGAGTCCAGCAGCGACCAAGAATCAGGCTGATTCGGGTAGCCGACGCGCTGGTAAATCTTGAACGGGCCTTGGGAGGTTGCCGAAATCTTGTCAGATGCGGCAACCGTGATGTCTTGCGTGCCGTAGGCATAAACGATCTGTGTCATGTCGAATTCCTCAATGTGTGAGAACAGGGCCGGTTTTACCCGGCCCGGCTTCTATCAGGTCTGCGAGAACATCATGATGCCGCAGTGTTCCGGCTGGGTCATGGTGACGCCGAACAGGGTATCGAACCGGAAGAACGTGGTCATGGTGTTGATGTCGTACTGCTTCTGCATGACCAACTCGATGCCAGAGTCGGTCGTGCCGCGCATGACAGCCGCACCGGCATCAGCAGGAACCGCGTAGCGGCCCGGCATCAGTTCGATAGCGTCATACTGCCAGAACGGGTTGACCGCTTTGGTCACCGTGTTCAAGCCGGTGATGCCGGCAGTTGCGGAGGTGGTGACGGTGCAGTTCTGGTACTGCAACTCAGCATCAGACCCGCCCTGGGCCGAGATGATCGGCGGGCTGATCACCATCGTCGAAGCGCCGACAGACATCACGCGGAACGACTTCAACTCCCCGGTCGATTCCTTGGTGATGTGGTGAACCTCATACACGCCGTCGATGGTGATCGCGTCACCGGCAACTACGCTGGTCGTAGCAGACGGGGTGATCGTCTGGTAACGGTTATCGACATTGCCAGTCTCGCCGCTGGACGCAGTGCTGGTTGCTACAGGAACGTAGTAGTTGCCGGCAGATGCGCGGGTGTCGATGGTAAGGCCGCTGTGTGCCTTCGCGGTCAGGCGGTTTGCGTAGTCCAACTTGTGAGCCACGAAGCCGGCGATGTTCTCGCCAATCAGCGCGCGCTCATAAGCGGTTGTTGGCTTGCCGGTCATCGTGCCACGGGTGGCAAGGTTGTTCGCCATGCCGTTGTAGTCGCCGCTGGACAGCGCGATGTGACGATCCCACGCCGGGACGCCGATGCGGTTCATGATGGTGTCGCACTGGGCAACGTCATCAAAACCAGTGGCAGCGGCCGAACGCTTGACGAACAGCGTGCCCTGATTGGCGGCGACGTTCATACAGGCGACGTTGATGTCGCTGGCAAGTTTCTGCTTGCCGGCTTCACCAAGGCGACCTTCCTGCAACGCATCGCGCAACTCCATTGCCGACATGGCGAACGGGGCCGCTTTGTTGTAGCCGAGACGGGCCGGTACGGATAACTGCGTGGCAGGCTTGAAGTTGCCGGTCTGGTCGGTGCCGCTGAAAGACTGTGCGATGTACGGCATCGGACGCCAAATGGTGTTGTCCGTGCGAGCCATCGTGGTCGAATCGGTGTTGTACTTCTTGACGGCCTTGGCCATCACTTCGAGGTCGTTGAAGCCTTCGAGTACGTTCTCGAACGCTACGCGCTCTTCTTTGCTGAATGAATTGGCCATGATTGGCGCTCCTACGAAATTGGTGAGAAAAGGCAAATGGACTTGCGTTGTCTCACCATGTCGGAGGCGGGGCCGGACTTACTCACCATGTCGGAGGCGGGGCCGTTGGCAGCCCATTGGACTGCCGGTTACGACAATGGTACTTGCGTTGTCGATAGGTTGCAACTATCGCGCCTTATCCCTCAACTGCCGCTTGTAGGCGGTCACCTTGGAATAATCCCCGGTCTTTTCAGCGTCTGCGCGCAGCCGGTCAAGATTCGAGTCAACCGTGCCAGAAACGCCCGCATTGCCAGACACCCGCCTTTCAGGGGCCGGCGGTTTCTTTGTCGTTGCCACTTTGGTCACCTTTGCCTGTAGTGCAGCCACAGCGAAGGCGAACTTCACCGGGTCTGTGATGCTTGCCAGTTCTTTCAGTTTCGCCTGATTTGTGCCAAGCCCGAGAATCAACTCGGCCGGCGCGTCGGCACCTGACAGGATGATTCCGATCTGCGTCGGGTTCAGCGCCGACTGCACGACTTCCTCGGCCTCGTCGAAATCGTCAGCGCCAAGCGATGCCTTGGCCTCGTTGTATGCTGCTAGTTTGGCATTCCATGCAGCCTGTGCTGCCTGCTCGGCCTTCTGTTGCTCGGCCTTGCGAGCGTCTGCCTTAGCCTTCTTTTCCAGCCATTCGCGGGTGGCTTGCTTGAACTTGGCCGGGTCGTAGTCGAAATCTTCCAATTCCGGCTCTTTGCCAACCTCGTCCTGCGGCTGCGGTTGCAGTCGTGCCAACTGGTCGCGGGCTTCCCGAAATTCCTTGTTCAACTGCCGGTTACGCTGCCGGACCTCCTTCACCCATCCCGAAGCCTTCGCGTCTGCATCCTCTTCGGCTTCCGGTTCGCCAAACGTCACTTTGACGCCGGACGGCTGTTCCTCTTGCTGTTCCTGCTCGGGTTGTTCTTCCTGTTGCTCCTGCTCGGGTTGCTCCAACTCTTCTACCTGCTGATCGTCAGCGTCGATTCCCACGGTCTAACCCTCAATCTCGCCCTGTCGGAAGGCCGGGCGGTTCGCCTTACTGCTGTACCTTGGCCAACTGGTCAATGATGGCCAGAACTTGTTTTTGCTTGTCAATGTCCATGTCCGCCATGACTTTTGCTGTGTCTGCGCGGGCCTGCTCAATCTTCGCCAGCGTCAGGCCGGTTTCTGCCTGCGCCTTCTGCGCCTTCGCGTTCGCCTCGTTTGACATGGCCTCGGCAAGTTGCAGGTTAGGGTCAGGCGGCTGATTGGCGGCTGACTTCTCCATTGCCGCGCGCTCTTCCTCGGTCGGCTTCATAACGCCCATCTTCACCAACTGGTCACGGAAGTACGACCGAGCATCCCCGATGCCCTCGCCTTCCATGTTCATCATGGCCATTGCGCCGAGAACCTTTGCCGTCTCCGGATCTTGCGTGATGGTCATCATACCGGTCAGAGCGCGCACGGTTGCGGCTCGCTTGCTTGACGACGATGGGCCAACTTCAACCGCTACATCGAACCTGGCATTGGCGAAGTCGTATTGCTTGACCGTCTCGCCGGTTTTGTTGTCGATTATCGGCCGCATCAGTTCGACGCTGCCAACTTCTCCTGTCGTTCCCACTGTTTTCATCTTGCGGCCGTCCTCAACCGCAATGTCTTTCATCATGGACAGCCATATTTCGCCGGATCGTTTCATGGCTTTTGCCATGTTGCTCATGTAGATGAATGATTGCATGTCCAGACGGTTCTGAATCAACTCGACGGCCTTGCCGCTGATGTTTGAAATCATTTCCTCGCCGGCCTGCTGATTGCCCAACAGGTCAACCATATCCTGCTCGGTGATCTGCAACAGCGCAGCCATTGCGGGAGGAATCTGCGGCGGCTTTGTATAGCCAATCGGGCCGGACACCATTTGCCCGCCCGTCACCGGGTCATCTATCGGGTTCAACATCAAATACGGATAGTTCTTGATGTTGTCCTCTTCCCACATCGTTTGATGGCCGGCAATCTGCTGCGGCGTGACGATGGGCTTTTCCACGGACGAATAGGCCGACAGTTCGCCTAGTTTGCTGATCTGCATGTTCTTGATGCGCTGGACGTCTTTGATGTACCGGATGATTCCGGCGCACCGCTCCACGTTGTCGATAAACCACCGCTTGCCGTACATAGGAACGATGGGAATGCACTTACCGGCAATGACTCCGCAGTCCTCAAGAATGCGGCCGCCGGACATGATGAACTTGTGCACTTCACGCACGCGCTTTTTCTTTTCCTCGGTGCGCTTGAAGCCTCGCGCCAACAGGTCTGCGTCGGCGTTTTCGTCATCCGTGAAGTCGTCAGAGGTCAGGTATTCTTCGTCGCCCGTCACGCTTTCGTATTCGTACTGCGTGATGCGCCGCTCTTCTACTCGGTAATACTCGGCCACATACACAACGTCGGGCGTGTTCCAATCAAAAATGCTCTGTGTGATGTCTTTCGGCCACGTTGCCGGGTCGTCTTTCCACTCAGACAGATAAACCGACTTCGCGTAGGCGGTCAGCACAAACGCACGTTTTGCGTCTGACTTGTCCTGACGTTTGGCGTTCAGGTCAAAAAACACCGATGAATCGGCATCGAATATCGGCTCGATACATACGCGCTGTTCGTCGTCGTCTTCATCCTCGTCGTTGGCGTAATCAGTGCGCAGACGCCATGCGCCGAAACCGCCGTACAGTGCTTCATCGAAAGCGTTGTCGTAGGCTTCCTCGGCCGCGCTGTCCTGTTCGTCTGCCCGGTACAGTCCGTCGCAGGCGTCTGCGAAGTCATCAGAAGGTGTTCCATCCTTGCTGACGTAATCCACAGTGATGCGGTTGTTTCTGTATTCATTGGTAATGCGAACAGCGGCAAGTTGGCCCTTGTTCACTTCAAACTTGGGCTTGTTCGCAAACTGCGCCGCTAGGTCACCTTCCCATTGCGCCCCGACGATGGTGCCGAACCGACGATCTTGCAGGCATTGCAGCCGCTCGATTCGCATGGCGCTCTGTATGTCGTCGAACTCCTGCCGGGCTTCCTGGTGGATGCGAATGAGGCGGTCTGATTTTGATTCACGCGGCATGGATTACCACCTGTTCACGGTTGGGCGGGGTGCGACAATCTCGGCCTTTGTCGTAGGCCGCACGATAGCCGGAAATAGGTCTGAAAGCGCCCATATTAGCGCATCTGCCCGGTTAGGGCTGCGACTTCCGGTATATCCGGTCGTTGAAAACCCTGCAAGTTCTTCCTCCAACTCAGGGAACATCCCAACATGACGAACCTTCCCGGCCTCATACAGCGCGCTGAATGGCTCAGCCCGGACATGCTTGCCGCGCGAGGCGGTCACCTTGCGGAACGGAGTGCGCGGGCGGGCTACCTGAATGGTCTGCTGCACCATTGCGCCGCCGTAGTTCGTTTCCCCGACAACACAGTCGGCCGCGTGGCGGTCGAATGCCGACGTCGCAACGCGCCCCCATGTCGCCGGGCCTGCCTTGACCGTACAGTCTTCAAGCAAGTAGGCGTTGCCGTCAGTGCCAAGCCCGACAACGACTATCCCGATTTCGTCATTGTCCGCATTGTCAGTATCGCCTGCGCCTGACGGGTCAACCGCAACAACGACGCGCACCATGTCAGGCAGCCGCCCATCAATGACTCGCCACTTGTCTACGCATTCCTCGGGGAACAGCGCGTTAGGGTTGGCGTCGGCAAACCGGCCTTCTAGGAATCGCGCCCTCATTCTCGCCGGCAGCGATTCAAGTTGCTTCAAGTATTCCGGCGACAGGTTGGCGGTGTTGTCCTTCGGGTTGATCTGAAACGATGCGTAGTTGTCGCCGTAAGGGATGGCAACTCGCGTCTCAGGGTCGCGTTTTTCGACGAACAGCCGATAAGTCCAGTGTGTCTTAGCCGGCGGGTTACAGTCGTAGTAAGCCCTGAGTTTAAGCGGCTGATCTGGCCTGCCTTCAATCTTCTGCGGCGCCAATTGGGCAAGGCGGGTCAGGGCTGTGGAGACTGACTGGAACGGTATTTGGCTGCACTCGTTGAAATACAGCGTGGCAAATTCCATCCCGAGAATCTTCTCGGTACGGTCTTTGTCGTCTAGTCCGGCGAACCATATCTGCGACTTGTTCGGCAGGTCTACGAACATCTCCTGCGTATGGGTCGCGTATTCGACACCCGGATAGCAGGTACGCATGACCTTCGGGAAGGTGTCCAGAAATACCGACGCCTTCAGGTGATTCAGCCGGAACCTGAATATGCCGTGGCGAGACTCAGGTGCCTTCAGCGCCCGCATGACGACGTTTCTGGTCAGTAGAAACGTCTTTCCAGACCTTGACCCGCCAAACAGCATGACGTGCGTTGCCGTTCCAGAGCATACCGACTGCGCCGCCTGTTGCTTATCGGTTAGCCTCACAGGTTGGCATCGTCCGGTGTTGCCGGTATCACCCTAATGCCGCCAGTATGTTCGGTCTGCACCTTGTCGCCCCACTTCTTCGGGTTCCACTTGGCCAGTAGTTTCAGCCGGGTTTCGATGCGGACCTTCTGCCAAGCGACGTGCCCGGAGTCGGTGCTTCCCTGTGGCGTGACGGGTGGGGCTTCGTCTGCGATGGTCAGGCATTGCACTGACAGTGCATCCTCGCCATCCTCGCGCGCGCGCGCGATGTGCCCGGAAAGGTCGGCATCATCAGCCATCCAGTCATAAAGGGTATTCCTGTCCGGCAAATGGTCATCCCTACAAATCTGCGCCAGCGGCTCGCCTTTGGACAGTCGTTCGCATATCTCTTGGCAGACGGCTGGTGTTTTCTTGGACGGTCGGCCGGTCATGCGTTAACCCATGCTTTGTGTGATTTGTAAAACTCAGACTTTCCGATTCCAATATTTAACTCGCCACCATCAAAAGAAATAGGGCCTAGCAGTTGGTATTGTCCTTCTGCAGGGTA